TCGATGCAGGAATAGGAAAATAATCAGAACTTACTTCTTGAATAAAAAATACCTGTGTAAGTCTGGGCCTGTTATCATGCCCTGTAAATTTATTTACACCATGATACTGGAATCCGTCATAGGCAACAATTCTATTATAGATATTTTTAAAATTCACAGTTTCTTCAAATAGACTGTTGTTTTCCTGTAGCTTTTCATTATAGAAATCAGTTTTAGTTCTATCAAAGTTCAAAAACATATCTTGTTTTTCTTCTAGATTGATCGGTATATCAAATGGTTTTTTTGGTCTAAACAACGAAGTGCCGCAGCCCGTATCTATACCGGGAGTGAGATATATCACCCCAGCATATGGCTTATAGTCTGCATGAATCCATCCTTGATTGATTGATGAGTATTGATCTGGTTCTGCAATTTGGAAGTAGGTTTCCACAGCCCATTTAACACTGTTGGTTTTTTTAAAATCAAAGGTCAGGGAAAATAGCTTATCGCAGAAATTTTTAAAAAATACAGGATTTACAGAATCTAGGGAAGGTGATCTTTTGCCAGGCCATGGCACATTAGAAGTTGTTTTGAATTCTAAAGATAACGCAAACTCTCTGATCACATTCGGATCGTTATAAAAATTATCTACACACAGAGAAGGAAAATACATATTATATTTCTCTATCCTTGATCCACGTTACCATGCTGTATTTTGTGCCAGATGTTATTGGGTGTGCAATGTGTAGATACGCATAGTTGGATGGGAACAAAATTAACATTCCGGGTTCAGGTTTAATTTTTACGTGAAAATTAGGAAATTCCAACTCACCTCCTTCAAAATTGTCATTTAAATAACACAAGCAAGATATTGCTCTTCCTATAGGAGTTCCGCCATCATAATGTCCTTTGTATTCTTCGCCTTGATCGTATTTTAACATTTGATAATGTTCGTGCCAAAGACCTTCCTTGATATTAAATCTTTTAGCATAGGGAATTGATGCTGCTAATAATAACATATAGAACTGATTATGAACATTTTGTAATACAGCATTATTGGTAATTCCTGCTAGATGAGTAACTCCCATCATTTTGTTTGTTCTGTGTGTTTGATGTGGTCCTTCCTGAGTGGTTTCGGCTCGTTGCCAATGCACTCCGGAATCTGAATTAGAAGCTGCGTTTTCCACCATCTTGATAGTGTTCTCTGGGTTCGGCCAGGCATTTTCATAAATGGCAATACAACCTGCTATCACAGTGCTTGGCTGTAGTTCCCCAGGAAAAAAATTGTTTATTACCACGGTCATATTGTTGTCCTTTTATACGAGCTATGCTATTTAAGAGAGCAACGGAATTATTTCATAAATACTGATTATGGCCACCCGTTTTATTTCCAGCGACGAGATATTCAGTCACAAGTTTTATAAAAATTATTGTCAAAACATCTCGTCTAACAATTTGCAAACTACTGCTACTCCTTGTGTTGCAGATATAACAGTTTGGGAAGAAATTTATTTTAAACCAGGTGTAATAGGTGTATACGCTGCCTGGGATCCTTATTGTGAATTCTATTTGGTTTATTATCCTGTGTTAGCGGAAACAAAGTTCCATTCGTTGACATTTTTTGGAAAAGATGCTTCGAATAGGGTTCAGGAATTTCTTGCAACATATGATATAGATCTTGCTACCAACAATGTATGGGTAGATGAAATCAACTGAATTTCAATGAAAAAGTCATCAGATCTAAACTATTTGAAAACTCAATGCAACTCCAATCTTCAGAAATTGATGATTTAAATTCTGTTTGCCAGTGATGTCTAATCACAGACTGTAGATCTAAAGACAACTGATCTGTATTATTTTGTTTTTCTATAAGATATTCCACGGCTTTGAGAAAAACAGGACTCACAGCGCAGTCATCTTGTAGTATTTTGATAGTCAAAGTCACTGTTTATTTATAGGTATCCAGTCTGCATTTTTAGAATAAATAATAGACTAATAACAAAGAATATCAATGGCCAAAATATCCGTATCCGATGCAGTAAGAATAATTCCAAGAGACGCTGAATTTCTGAACAGAAAGTCAGGGCTAAGAGGTGAAGTTTTTTACGATCAAACAGCTAATACCCTTAGAATTTACAACGGATCATCCACTGGCGGATTAAATTTAGCTAGAGGAGATCTTGCCAATGTGTCAACCAGTGATTTTAGATCTAAGTCTGTGGTTTCTAAACTGGCTACAGTCACATATCAGGTAACAATCACAGGTCCTCAAGGCGGCGATACAGGCAACAAATACAATCTTAACGGTGTTTATCGTCCTATACTGAATTTTGTAGTGGGCTATACCTATGTGTTTGTTCAGGACGATCCTACCAACGTCTACTTTCCTAACGTCAATGGAACTACAGTAAATCAGCATCCTTTGAATTTTTCCGCAGATAATCTCAGTGGAAACAATGGCGGCGGCACAAGTTATCTTGTAGATGTGCAATATTACCTAGATAATGTTAATGTTACACAGGCAGTGTATAACAGTAATATGTTTGCCACAGCCACTGCACGGCAGGTGCGTATCACAGTCACTAATTCTACGCCAGCTTTGCTCTACTATTGGTGTTGGAATCACTTGGCCATGGGTCAGTCAATAGCAGTAGCAGATCCTGGATCAGGAACCGGTAGCGGAGGCGCACTAAATGACTTGAGTGATGTTGTGTTAACAACTCCAACAATTAACCAGGTGTTGAAGTATAACGGCACAAATTGGATTAATGATACAGACTTAGAGTCTAATAGTTTTGCCACAATAGCAGTAGCAGGGCAAAGCTCAGTGGCTGCGGGCACCCCCACAGATACGCTGACACTAGTGGCAGGCGCAGGTATAACCCTCACAACTAATGCTGGCACAGATGCCATTACAATTACCAGCACAGCCAGCACAGGCAACATAACATTTGTTGCTAACACCATAGACAGCACAGACAGCACAGCTATCACTGTAACTCCTGCTGTAAATTTTGAATCAGATGTGGTAGTAGGCAATGAAATCGTATTTGCAGACGGCACAAGACAGAATACTTCTGCTGTAGGTGTACCTGGGCCAGTAGGACCGCAAGGGCCAGCAGGAGCTTCGGGAGCAGGTACAGGAGATGTTCTTAGCAGTGGTGGCGGATATGTCGATAATGCTATTGTACGCTATGACGGTACTACCGGTACTATCATACAAACCAGCTCTGCAACCATATCAGATGCTGGACTACTTACGGCCACTAACTTCAGTGGTGGAGGTTCAGCACTTACTTCGTTAAATGCTACGCAGTTGACTTCAGGCACCATACCGGACGCCAGATTTCCGGCTACGTTGCCTGCAGTGAGTGGCGCAAATCTCACAGCACTTCCTGCAACATTACCAGCGGCCAGCGGGGCTAATCTCACAGCATTAAATGCTACACAACTCACCAGCGGCACAGTACCCATCGGAAGACTCGGGTCGTCAGGAACACCTAGTGCCAGCACCTACCTTAGAGGCGACAATACATGGGCTACTGTTTCGGGCGGAGGATTAGCATCTGACAGTTTTGCCACTATATCTGTGGCAGGCCAATCGAATGTTGTAGCAGATTCAGCCACAGACACACTAACACTGGTGGCAGGTACAGGCATTACTATTACCACAGATGCAGGTACAGACACTGTGACCATTACCAACTCAGGTACTGGCCAAAACACTTTTGAAACAATAGCAGTAGCTGGGCAGAGTTCTGTGGTAGCAGATTCGGCCACTGACACTCTTACTATAGCTGCAGGCACAGGGATCTCAATAACCACGGATGCCGGCACAGACACAGTGACAATTACCAGCACAGTCAGCGCAGGCGCCACATCATTCACCGGACTAAGTGATCGTGCAGATCTCACCATAGACCAATTTTATCTACAGGCAATAACAAGACTTAATGTCACAAACAACGGAGCTAGTGCTTACAGATTTGACCAATATGGCACCACTGACGATCCTACAGTCTATGCCATCAATGGCACCACCATAGCTTTCAATCTCAATGTGACTGGACATCCATTCTTGATACAAGACGGCGCTGGCGCAAATTATAACACAGGATTGGTACACGTGACCACAGGGGGCACCGTAACTACAGGAGCGTCGGCTCAAGGTCAAACATCGGGCACACTATATTGGAAGATTCCAGATTCAATTACTGGTAGCTACAGATATCAGTGTAGTGTTCATGCTGCTATGATTGGAACTATTCAGATTAAAAACTTTGCCAGTATTTAATTTTCTTTCAATTCTGACATTATAAATCAAATAGTTGATAATAGCTAATTTATTTTTGAATCTGAAATTATTGAATTAAATACTCGTTTGCAAAGTATATGAGATCATGAATCCACAAATTATTCCAATTTTTCCTGCAGCTATCTATAGAATCAATCTTAGAAAGTTATCAGCGGCTGAACGAATTGCATATGACACTAATACCGTAACCTCTATAAGTAGACAAGGCAATCAGACATCTGTTAATTCAACCCTGCTTGATAGCGATGTATTCTCAGATTTGAAAAACATATTCATGGAGCATGTACATAATTATGCTCGAGAAGTGATTAAAACAAACTGCCAATTTTATATGACAAATTCCTGGAAAAATCAAAATAAAAAAGGACAACCACACGATCTGCACAATCACAGAAATAGCGTGATTTCAGGAGTATACTATGTGAATGTTGCAGACAGTGAAAATTCTATCTGTTTCAACAGGCTAACATCACCGTTTTTTATGGAGTTTGAGTGCAGCGAACGTACACCATTTAACAGCATAGAATGGCAGATTCCTGTTGAAGATGCAATGTTAATACTTTTTCCTTCCACTCTCTTTCACAGTGTGCCTGTAAATACCACAAACAACGAACGATTGAGTATTTCTTTTAATACTTTCATCAAAGGTAATTTCAATAATAACACTCTTGTGATCAACGCATAGCATAAATACACTATATAATTTTACTCATTCCGGAGATCATTTACATGAACACAGAATTACCAGTCCCAGAGGGATATCAAGAACCATTAATTCCGCCCCCTGATCTTGATCCAAATACACCGTTGGCTATTCCAGTGGCATTGAATAGCAAGACTGCAGCCAATCTTAAACTGGCGTTTGCTGCCGAGGCACGATCTAATGATAGATATCACTATTTTGCTACTGTGGCTGAAAAATATGAAGATGCAAATGCTACAGCTTATTTTAAACAGATTGCCGAAGAAAAACATATGTTTGCACAAGGCCATTTAAAAGAAGCTATTTTAGGTGGATTAGGTGATCCAGATACTGGAAAGCCATCAATGCATATTACCCAGGTATTGGAAACTGCAATTGCTTCTGAAATGCAAGCATCGGTTGAGCTGTATACAAAATATGCAGATGATGCTCGAGAAGACAAGTTGCCGCATTTAGCAGAGTGGTTTATTGAATTATCAAGAAGAGCATCTGCTCATAAAAAATCATTCGAAGACCTGCTGAAATACTACGATCCTGCCCCACCCGACAACGAATAAGTTATATAATCTGTTCGCATGAATCGAGTAGACTCAACTCTACCAATATTTTTACACCAAGGGTTAAAATCTTATCCAATTGATTGGATGAAGACACAGGTGTTAGCCGCACATCACAAGGCAGACTACAACACCGGAAATAATTTTCAAATCAACGATTCTTCGGGAGTGTTTCACACCTTATACAAAGATTTTTTTCATATTGCCAACCAGCATTTTGGTCCACTAGAATTAGATCAAAGAAATCTTGCCAGCTGTTGGGGTTATGTAACGAACAAATTTTTTTACAAAGGTGGCATCCATAATCACCTAAATACCTGTGTAATTAATGCTGTTTACTATTTGAATATACCCGAGACTGCAGATAGACATCAAGGGTCTCTAAGTTTTTATGATAATAACTTTCATGAAATCTATAATATAAGACCCAACGTTGGTGATTTGATTATTTTTCCAGGATATCTTAACCATCAGCCTCATCAATCATTTAGTTTAGATTATAGAGTTTCTATTAACATGGAAATTATTTGTCAAAATGTCTGGGGTGTTGACAACAACTCTGTTTTGAGTTAATGATTGCTTGTAAAATCTGTGTTGATGTGTTATAATCAAAGACATGACTGCACAAAAGATTATATTTTATCCCACTATACCTGGCATCGATAAGACAATGCCGATTTTATCTGCAGATAAAATCGTGCATAATTGGAAACAGGAAGCAGCTAGAGAATTTAAAAATCAAAAAAATAATCTCGGGCATGCCATACACAGCATTTCTAATTGTCCCGGAATCAACATCTTACAGAGTCAAGGGTTTGTAGTGCGAGCATGGCAAGATATCTACGTCAAAGCAGATTCGTCACAGGATAAAATACAGTGGAGAACTCCTATTGATCAAGAAAAAATCAACGGCAGTCCGGCGATTGAGGAACATCAAGACAGTTTGTTTAAAACATTTCAAAACTGGCCGAATCATTCTAGCCGATCTGTGATAAAATTTATCACTGGCTGGTGCTGTAAAATTCCCAGTGATTATCTTTTAATACAAACTTCTGTATTCTACGCCGATGAAAATCGATTCACTGCTCTAAGTGGGATTTATTCAAGTGACTACGGAATCAATAACATAAATGTTCCGGTATTTTGGCACAACCTCAATGAGGAAACCGTGATCAAAGCTGGCACCCCCCTTGCACAATTAATTGCAGTTCCTAAGAATTCCTTGGAATTAGAAATCAGAACTGATATTAGCAAAGAAGAACTAACGATAAATTATATATTGATGAACAATACTTTCGTAAGAAATTACGCTAAGATCAAATCATATTTTCAGGGAAATCAATAGTGCAAAGTACATTGTTTGAAACAAAATTTTATAGTTATTATATCAATGATTGGGAATCAAAGAAAGAAAAAATTTCAAAAAAAATTAATGCAGCGGCATTGGTAAGAAAGCCCGGTCAATTGTTTGCAAGCGATCGAGGTAATAACAGCTATCAGTCTGAGTTTGTTGAAATTTTTAAGAATGAACTGGCTCTGTTTTCTAATGAAATTAAAGTAGAATCATTAGATATAGGCGACGTATGGACAGTGTCTTATGCAAAAGATGAATTTCATATCCCTCATAATCACTCGGGGGTGGGATATTCGGGAATCATCTATTTAGATTACGATGAAACCTTACACAGTCCAACTTATTTTATTAATCCTGTAAATAATCCCATAACTGATCAAACAGAGATAAAGAATATTGAAGCCAGTGAAGGATTAATGATTATTGTACCGAGTAATATTTTACATTACACGTTGCCTAATAATTCACACACAATCAAAACTATAATTGGCTTTGATTTAAAATTTAGATAAGGCGGTTTCTATGACACATGATGTTATTCCGTTATTTCCAACTCCATTATTTGTTGCAGAGATACAAGGATTCACCAACGAAGAATTAGAATTTGTAAAACAGTCATCTTTGTATTCTCGATACAAAGATGAACCAGGAAGATGTGTAGGATCGGATAGATTTGATATCATACATTTACCTGAAATGTCAAGAGTATGTGATTTTGTGCAAACACAGTTGAATCTATATGCTCGAGAGGTAATGTCTATATCTAATCAGTTGTTTCCTACTATCAGTTGGTTGAATCGTACCACAACAGGTGCATATCATTATCAACATCATCATGTGAATAGCATTGTCAGCGGAGTTCTATATTTCACAGAGGATCCTGCACCTATTGAATTTCACGTAGATAAAAATTGTGTTTGGGGCTCATTAAAGATGTTTCCTATCAAATATAATCAATATAACACTCATAGCACCACAGTTGAAATCAAACAAGGAACATTATTGATATTTCCGTCCTACTTAGAACATTCTGTAATGAGATCAATAGCTGACACTGATAGGATAAGTTTATCTTTTAACACTTGGGTGAATGGAACAATAGGCCTATTAGATAAGACCAGTTTTTTAAATTTAGATGCTCCAACATTAAAATTTGAGCCCAAAGACAATTTGAATGTGTTGATAGAACGACAACGATTGCAAAAATGATTAAACAGTATAACAAATTCACAGACGAATGGTTGCATTCTATAGTTAAAGAACAAGTATTAAATCCGATGTTAGATTGGAATTTTCCAAGTTATGCAACCGGTGAAATCGATTTAGAAAAGGCGGCATTTGGTAAGTTAACATTTAATAAACAACAAAACATCAATAATTGGAACAGAGTAGAATCATTGACCTATGTTCTTGATCGATGGTTAGATCAAAATAAAGAATGGTTTAAAATTGATTTTTTAAATCACTGTATGATAAATTTTTACACTGCTGGTCAGGTCACTGCCTGGCATAATGATAACTCTTATAAATTACCTGGAACATATAGTTTACTTTATTATGTAGATGATAGCAATGGCGGGACTGAATTTGAACATCAAAAATGTTTCCACAAAGAAAACACAGGCATATTTTTTGATTCTAATCTAAGTCATAGACCGATTGCGTCAACTAAACCTAGACGTATAAGTGTAAGTTGGGTTCTAAAAGGAACAATTTTGCACAATGCTCAATAAATTTTGTTTAGTTTTTTTGTGCCTGTGACCAGTCTCTGATTCTAGTTTCTAATTTTTTTCTTATAGCTGTGATATCTTGTTTCATTTCACTGCCCATGGTAGGTAGCTGACGACTGTAGATCATTTCCATATGCATGCTATCTAATTTTTTTATTTCTGCAACAAGTTTATTCAATAGTTGTTGAGATTCTTGTTTAGCTGCACCATCAGGCATTGTGTCGATGGCTGTGCGATATCGCTCATAATCTTCCTGGAATCTACTAGATTTTTGTAACAGACTTGACATTTTCTAACTCCAATATGGTTTCTATTTTCACACGTATTACTTGATTATTTAATGTAGTTCTCAATCCCGAGTGTAGTTGTTTGGGAAGGCAATCTAAATCAGCCCAGCATACAGTCTTTGACGCCATAGTCAAAAACTCTTGATCGACCACGCACACATAGGTGCCATACTCAAACCCGCGATCTTCAGATAGATACAGTTCGATAGGAACTATACGCCCCTGTGCGTATTGAGTTAACAATGCGTCTGCATCCTCTAGAAGACTGTTATTGCGTTGAAAGGTAGGCACAGTCCATCGCTCATCATCTAAGATTAGAAATATGCGACCTGTGGTTTTAGCTAAAAATAATAATCCGGCACGCTGTTGCATGCAGATACTTATCCGCCCACTGTCTTGAAGTTCCACTCTCCTGGCAGATATTCACCTTCAAATGCTTTGAGCCATTGAGTGCCATCCCATTTGTATTTGATGCCTGTGCGGATATTTTGAATATGTGTGGGTGAGAAATCTTCACCTGCAATAGCTGCATCTTCCAATGTATGATCTTCAGGATTCCAAATTGTGGCCCAGGTTTGCCCAGTCCACTCTACAATAGAGTTGGCTGTGATCACAGGATCCGTGCCGTCTTGATTTTCCCATGATGAATCGTTATTACTAGGATCACGCCAGGCCTGCGGACCTCTATATGGTATGTTTGTGCTGTCTGCAGGATTAGAAGGAAGGTTAATGTAACCTCCACGATTCTCACTGTTGTTGACATCGTCTAACATCAAGAATCTTAAACCTACTGGTATCTGCGAGTATGATCCATAGACTTCTAACGGATTATACTTGTAAGGATCTATGATAGCATCTACCGTGCCTCTAGCAGCTATGCCGGGGATACTACTGGCAATGTCGTCATTGGCAGGATATGTGTCTGCATCTAAAGTCACCGTGAGAACAGTCTGGTCTAGAGGATTGATCACAAACGTGCCCACAATCTCATAGCCACTGGCTTTTTTGAACCATATCTCACTGCCCGGCACATAGCCGCCTTGTATCTCTAGAATCTTTGACCACTCTACCGGTTCGCCATTTTTAAATTCTTTCTGACTCAGCCCCAATGACTGCACAGCATCTAATGGATTCACGAGTGTGAGATCATATTGATTATCATTGACTGTTCCTGTGTTAGATTTGAACAGTAACACTCGATAATTACCATAAGTTTTAGTAACTAGGGTCATACTGGATTGAGAAGTGTTGTATATTAGATCTGAAAGATCCATCACATCGCCCTGTTCTGTGAACACATTGGCTATTATGCTTTGAACTATGCCTAGTTTTTTGACCTTGGCCGGTGGTGATATATACACAGGCATTTCAAAATCAAGACTGCAGATGTCTATATCTGATTCTGCGCCTTGAGGTATTGTCCTACTGGAAAAATTAGTGCCGGTTAGATACATGGCGCTGAGACTGGTCCAGTCTATATAATTGTCAGTGGTCTGTAGTTCTAAACTGGGATTAAACAGCACTAATATCTGTTCCAACAACTGTAATTTTTGATCGGTGTTGGATGTCCATATATCAGCTTTCATGGTCAGTTTGAATGGAGTAGGCATGAGCCTTTCAACAGTGTAATTGCCGCCCTGTGCGCCCGAATATTCTCTTGTGCCACTGGCGTCTGTGAATCTGCGTTCTCTCACATGTATCTTAGACACGAATGTGGGATCACTGAGCCTGTTAGTATCCATCTCAATGCCTGTGATATAACAAGCTATTCTCGGCACCGTAGGCATTTTGTTTTCAGAATTATCTTTGATAATGCTGGCTACCTGTCTGGTCAAATCGCCATACATTACAGGAATCTGTCGTTGTTCGCCATCGCCTGCTTGATATTTAAATCCAATGAACACACGCATGAACTGCGTGACATACCGTCGTATCTGTCCGTCGTAGTGAAAATCCATTATAGGTCTGCCTCAGGTCTTAGAGCCTTGCTGAGACTCTGCTTTTCTTTAACTGTGTGACCGTCTATGGTGTTCACAGTGGGATTGTTTATGAATGTAGATTTTTGTGTCTGACGCACATCTTTGTCTGCAAAAGGTTCGCCGGCTGCTACATCACTGGCTCCAAGATTGCTCATAGTCGTGCGCACATTGTCTTCAAACTTGCGCCATCTTACTCCGTCAAATCTAAACAGTCTGTTAGGAAGATAATCTGTTCGCAGTGCAAATTGTCCATTAACAGGATTGTTTGGAAAAGAAATGCCTGCGGTAAATGGAGCACCGTTAGGAGGTAAACCGTCTTTGGTTAGATAACCTTCATAGCCATCACCATCCGCCGGTAATATCACCGAGCTAGCAGTCTGACCAACAAATATTGGATTACCATCTGAGTCAAATTGGGGAACTCCATTTTCATCAGTGGCTTGTGTAGCTGCGTCAACAGTCACCAACGATGCATCTACACTGGCTAATTCTGCGGTACCGTCGTTGGTTCTCTGTAGAGTATAATACTTGCTGGTATCGTAACCGCTGCGTGGTGCGTCTGCTTCTGCTTGATCTAACACCGCGGCAGTGATCTGCATTTCTTTTTCATAGGTACTGATCACATCTCGCAATGTATCTGCCAATGCATAATAGGTATTATTAGGCGGAGCCACACCAGTGACTTCTTGTATGACTTGATATTTTTTGCCATTGTCGGCTAATACAACATCGCCGGGATAGTAAGTTATGGTTGAATTATAAGTGCCTTTGAAGAATTCTCGGTCTGCAATGTCGTCTAGAATCTGTTTGAATTCTTGACTGTCTACTAATGGTTTGCACTTGGCACGATATAAATGTGGATACCATGTGGCTGAAAATCCTTCCGCTGCTCTACTAACTTCTTCAATCACAAAGAAACGTTTCAAGGCAAAAGTTAAATCATTCAAAGCGTATTCGTCTTTGAGATGCGGCAGTTCTATCACATCCCCTGCTATAATTTTACGACCTAGTTTTTCTACAGTATCGGTGATATGGAATGTGATAAAAATAGTGTCATTCTGTAGGAACAGGCCAAACTGGCTGAGATTAAAATCGATATCAGATATATTGTATACACCGCGCATGACATAAACATCAGGATCATATTTGCGATCTCGATTTTCTAAAAATAACAGATCCTGTATGTTTGCTACGTTATCAGTGGCGTAGGTAGGAGTGCTAGGACTATCGCCTTGTATGGCCGTGCCAGGACCTATATATCTGTGCACCAGCACATCTGTGCCGCCAACTTGGAACATTTCCCAGGCGGTTTTATCAATAAAGCGGAAATCGTTGCCCTTTTCGGGCCGGTATAAACTGAGTCTTGGCATAGTCATATATTTACCGCTACGATAAATACTCGTATGAGCACATCAGATCAAGCCAAAAATTCCGTATACAACTACTGCAAAACCATGCTAGGCGATGGTATGGTAGATGTAGAACTAGATCCCATCCACTACGACACAGCACTTAATCGTGCTCTAGCAGTTTTCCGTCAGCGTAGCGACAACGCTGTGGAAGAAAGTTATGCGTTTTTAACCCTCACAGAAAGCACCAACGAATATATCCTGCCCAAAGAAATACAGCAGGTTCGACAGATATTCCGCAGATCGGTGGGATCAAGAACGGGTAATGGAACGGGTGGAACGGTGTTTGAGCCATTTAACTTGGCCTATGCCAATACCTATTTGTTGAGTTCAACGAATATGGGCGGCTTGCTAACCTATGAACTGTTTGCACAGTATCAAGAATTGGTAGGCAAGATGTTTGGTTCATTTATTAACTACACATGGCATCCACAGAGTCACAAGCTGATCATACATCAACGTCCTCGCGGCGAAGAATCTGTGATGTTGCAGGTATACAATAGCCGACCTGACTTTGTGATTATTGATGATGTGTATTCCGGACAGTGGATCAAAGACTATGCGTTAGCCAACTGCAAAATGATGCTAGGACAGGCTCGAAGCAAGTTTGGACAGATCGCAGGTCCGCAGGGTGGTACTCAACTCAATGGTACAGCACTGATCACAGAAGGTCAAACTGAGATGGAAAAACTCACCGACGATCTGATGAAATTGGTTCCCGGCGGCAGCGGATATACCTGGATAACTGGTTGACCTTATAACTAATCTATATTATAATTGTTCTAAAGGGGACAATTTATGATTATAGGTGTATGCGGTTTCATAGGCTCGGGCAAAGACACTGTAGCCGACTATCTAGTTAATTTTCACGAATTTCGCAGAGAAAGTTTTGCTTCAACACTCAAAGATGCCGTGGCCAGCGTGTTTGGCTGGGATCGAACCATGCTGGAAGGGCGCACAGCACAGGCTCGAGAATGGCGTGAACAAGTAGATCCTTGGTGGGCAGCACGTTTAGACATGCCCACATTAACTCCTAGATGGGTTCTACAATACTGGGGAACAGAAGTCTGTCGTAGGTCGTTCCACGACGACATATGGATTGCTTCATTAGAAAACAAACTGCGTCTCAGCAAAGATCATATTGTAATTTCAGACTGCCGTTTCCCCAATGAAATTAAATCAATTAAAGATGCAGGCGGCCAAATTGTTTGGGTGCAGCGTGGTGAGTTGCCTGACTGGTATGAGGATGCTATCAGCGCCAATCAAGGCAATAATGTAGGGCTAAACGCCATGAAGATGCGTAAAATACATGCATCGGAATGGGCATGGCTGGGCAGTGATTTTGACAAGATCATCGACAACAATGGCAGCATCGATGAACTTTACGAGCAGAGTGCAAACCTAGTAGTCAGCAATAAGATCGCCTTGCCTCCAAGTTATACCCTCTTTGCCTAAGATAGCAGCGCAGTTCAAGCACACGGTTTTGAGATTTGAGGGTCTGCAGTTGTTGAGATTTTCATCTACATGAAACACTCGAAATACTTCGGCGTGTTGAGATCGAAACCCGCATTTTTCACACACGGGTTTGGGTTTGTATCCTGCTCGTTGCCAACGTGGAACATGAGCACTTGCACCGTGTGCTAGACAGATTTCACACAGTGTTCTGTAATAGGCACGAGTGTCTTTGTAGTAATTAATGGCTCTAGGTCGCTGTGCGCAGGCCTTGCATAGTGGTCGCATTTGATATTTACCCTTTTAGACCCCTTTTGTTCGGTGCCTAACTTGCTGTTTTTGGAATAGTATGCTAAATATTATGAGCAACTAT